AGCTTGATAGCCATGATCTGAGCAACAGCGTCCGGCCCCCCGGTGTGACCGCAGAAAATCGACCCCGGAGCTTTCCTGAATCCTCCCTGCATCCTGGGCATGAAGTTGATCATCTGAGATGAGCCCTTGTAGTACGCCGGGTTCGTCGTCTTCCCGAAGTACCACGGGGCGATCTCGCCTGCCGAGAAGTCACTGATAAGGGCATTGACCCTCGGCATCAGTGTCCTCCCCTCTGCCGGTCACCCCACCACGAGCTTCCCATCTCATCGTTCATGGCCTCGGACTGGTTATTTCCCCGGGCCCTTTCCAGAATCCCTGAGTACTCATTCCCCAGCGCAACAAGCACTGCCTCGTCCTTCGTCGCGGGCCGGCACATCTTCATCGCCAGCCGGCAGGAAAGAGCCTCCACGAAATCGGAGGGGTACTGAGCCACCCCGGGGTCAACGACCATCTGGAAGATCGGATTTCCGTTCCCGGGGTCAAGGTTGGTGTAGATGTACCCCGCCTCGTAGATGAACCCAAACTCCACGATGTTCTGAATCTTGAAGGGCCACACAAACGTGTAGTTGGGGAACACGGCGTAGATGTCCACGCCCCTGAGATTTGCCGGGGCCGTGTAGGCGAACCAGTACCCCGTCAGGTTGTTCACCTGGAACACGAGCGTCCCCTGTCCCCCTCCCGTGGCCGGAGCCGACATGACGATGTGCGTCCCGTCCGTGATAGACTGGATTGTCGTCCCGGAGGGAATGCCCGGGGGTACGGAAATCTGCCCTCCGCCCTGAATCAGAATGCTAGTGACAAGCCATCCGGCTATCATTCCCACAGTCGTCCCCACGGTCATGGTGGTGGACCCCGCGGTCCACAGTGCCGTGGTGGTCACCTGGGCCTGATTCACCTGCTGGCGTTTGATGGCGAACTGCCATTTGAATGAGCGTATCTCTTCCTGCCTCGTGAGCTCGTAAATCTGTGCCACCATCTGACCGTACTTGGACGTGTCGGAGGTGATCGAGGTGACACGTACCACCTGCTCCCCGAGCTTCAAGAGTGCGAGATTTGCGATCTGAAGGTCAGTCCACGACATAGAAGTGGGGCCGAGTTTCCCCGGCCCCTACCTTCCTACGGATGCGGGCGAGACTTGCTGCCGGGCTTGGTGCCCTTCATGCTTCCGGCGATGGTCCGGTTCTCTCCGTACTGGTTGGTCCGCCCGCCGTCAAGAGTGATCTTCTTGCGCGGGATGTTCTTGTTGTCCTTGTGGATCATTTCTTCCCCTTTCCGCCCGCGATGATGCGGGACTTTCCGTACTGGTTTTCCGGCTTGCACTCCGCCGTGTGCGGCACCGCCCGCGCTACCACCTTGACGTTCTTCCCCTCCACCCGCGTGGAAGCGTAGATGTCAGTGGCGACTCGAGGCTTCTTGCCGTCGTAGGCGTGGCCGACATAGGAACCCATGGCCCCTCCTTTACAGCGAGTCCAGCCAGGCGTCAATCGATCCGGTCCCGGGGATTCCGTCCACGGTGTAGAGGAACTGCACGAACCTCTGCACGGGAGAATCGGAAAGCGTGTCGGGCTGGACCGAAGTCTGCTGGATCCCGTATACCCCCCCGCTCATGGGGAAGGGAATGAGGATCAGGTCCGTCCCCGCCACCAATGCCGCCTTGGGGATATTGATGATCGAGATCCCGGTGTTCTCGAACGTCCCGGGAATCGCATTCGGTCCCACGGAACCCGCTGCCTGCTGTGCGTCCTGAAAGTAGATGTTCAGGACATTCATGTTCGCTCCTGTGAACGTCTGGTTGACCTTCACATGGAGGAACGGCGGCTTGACCGCCTGCCCGATCTGATGTGACGGATCGAACATGTCAACATAGAACGTGCTCGCTTGGGACAGCGCCGTGATGGCCTGCGCCTGAGAGAACATGTCGCCTGCGTCTCTTCGTGCCATTTTCCCACCCTCCTTTCAGGTGATGACCGGCTCAGCAGAGGAGAGCCTGTCCACGACGCGGAAGGGGATGTCCATGAAGAACGCCGTTTTCTTGCCCCACGGTGCGTCGTCGAAGTGGAAGCTGTTGGCGTTGTTCTTGGCCTGCTGCATTGCCTGCACCCACACCTGCCGCGTGCAGTACGCGACAACCCCGGTCATGTCGGTATCCGGGAGCCCCGCGAGGAGCTGCACCATGATGTCCGAAGACCACGGGTGGGTCAGATCGATGTTGCACATGCGCTGCACGCACCGCCAGTCGGCGACGCACAGCCCGAACCCGATGGAGAAGAACGTCACCTCTGCTCTGAAGGGCCGGTTGTTCGCATCGTAGACGAGCTGGATTTCCGGCATGTCCTCGATGTTGATGAAGTCCTGTCCGTCCCGGGGGAAGGGGAAAAACACACCGTCCTTGCCCCACTTCACGATCCACAGGGACGACTCACCGCCGCCCGTGGCACCTCCCGCCGAGGCCACGTTCCCCGGCCAGTAGGGCACGCCCTGAATCTGGTTGTACGTGATCCCCGAGATACTGTTGAACCGCGAGTGCAATCCCGTGATCTCGTCAGGGGAAACGCTCGTGGTCTGCCCTATCGGAGTGTTCCCGTAGAACACCCTGTCGTGGAAGCTCTTTGCAAGGCCACGGATGAAGAGCTCTGCCTGGATGCGCTTGAACTCCTCCGCATTCTTCTGCTTTCGCAGAATGCGGATGTCGATCTTCAGAGCCGACTCAAGCTCCTGGATGACCTCCGTGACCGGGCGAAGCGTGTTCACTTCCCAGTTCACGCCCTGGTTGATGATCGCATCGGTACCCACCGCCTCGGTCATCGTCTGAAGGAGCCGGTAGGAGTTGTAGTCGTTGGACTCCTCCCAATGCCCCTCTTCGATGATGGGGGTTCCCTGCGATATGACATCGACGACGGCAAGCTGTTCGCCTGACGGCCCGATGTTCTTGACTGCCTCGGCCATTGTCACGACCGAGCCGAAACTGTTCCCTGCCATGATCTCCCCTCAATCGGGGTCTTACGACGCTTTCTTTCTTGCCGGGTGCCGCTTCTCGGTGTTCTTGAAGAACCCCTTGGGAAGATGTCCATCCGCCGCCGGAGTCTCTTCCTCTAACCCGTCTCCCTCTTCACCCTTCAGCCCGAGCTTTCTGTCACTGGACATCATGCTCACCTGTCGGTCCCACCAGAGGTGGAACGCCGGGTCTCGAAGGATTCCTGACTGGTCGAGCCTTTGCGCGACAGTCGCGGGGATCATCATCGGATTCTGCAACGCCGCCATGTTCCTCGGCATCCTCGAATCGTATGCCTGACCCCACTGAGTCCTTAGCGCGGTACGCACCGCGTCAAGGTCTCGGGCACGGGTGGCGTCGGCCTCAGCCTTCGCCTTCTGCTGCCCGGCATCGAACGCTTTGAAGTTTTCCACGTTGGCGGCCATGATCTTGTTGTACATGTTCTGTGCGGCCGTCTTGGAAAGTCCTTCATCGTGCGCCCACTGAGCAAACAGCTCAGCCTGCTTTTCGTCGTAAGGCATCCCTTTCGGTAGTTCTATTTTCGTGAAGGCGTAGTCCTTCGGGGAGTCTGGCCGGCCCAGTGCTTTCCAGTACTGGCTCCAATCTTCCTTACTCGCTCCTTCCTTGGGGCGCCGGATCGCACTGGACAATTCGGTCCTCGCGGAGTCCCATCCCTTGAACAGATCGGGGAGTGTCGCGGGGATGCTCTTGGCAACCTCCGGATCCTTCTCGATCCTCTTGGACAGGTCTTCGTAGACTTCTTTGCCCAGGTTGTCCTTGACGTACCCGGGAAGAGAGACCTTAGCCGAGCCTGCGTCTCCGGCACCGCCGGCCGCCGCTCCATTTCCGTTCAGATTCGCTGCGTCAGACATCGTTACCTCTCTTAGCCTTTCGCGGCTTCGTCTTCCCCTCATATGAGGTGCCGCTCATCTTCTTGGCAAGACCCCCCTCGGAGCCCAGCAGTGTCTCCAACTGCTCCACGAACCGAGGGTCTACGTGCGTGGGAACCTTGCCGCCCATCAGCCACACTATGAAAGCCTCTGCCGAGTTGTGACACGACACCTGTGCATCGTTTGCCAGCATCCCGTGCCAGAAGAAAAAGCGGTTCAGGAAGTGCGCCACCGCCGGCATGTCCATGCTGAACATGTCCAGCGTGCGCCGCCGCATCTCCTGCTCTTCGTCAAGACTGCTCGGGGACATACTCTTCCCTCCCGGTCTTGTAGTCGATCCGCTTCACCAGTTTCTTGAACTCTAGGTTGAAGCTGTCCGTAGGCACGCTTTCCCGTATGCGTATCTTCAACCGCAACGTCCCTGACTTGGTGCCCACCGTTATCTCCGTTGGGAGTCGGCGCTCCATCTCGGAGGGCCATACGCTTTTCGGCTTGTTCCTCATGGTGAATAACGATGGGTGCCGTGTCAGCTCGTTTGACAAGTGATGCTGAGTCAGCCCCGACATGAACACTTCCGTTGCCTCTTGGCCGGCAAGTTGTGCCCGTATCGCCGCCCTCTGGATGTTCTCGAACAGTGCCACTACTTACCTCCCATCATCTGGTCCGTCACGCTCCCGGGCTCGGGTGCCTGACTGCCCTGCTGTGCCGCCTTGGTGATCCCCTGTAGCTTCTGCATGGCCTGCTGCTGCTGCATCATCTTCTGCTTCATCTGCCGGATCGCCGCCAACTGCTCGTCGTCAAGAAGAATCTTCTGCGGGGCGCTGTTGGACTCAATGACGAACTTCCTCACCTCGTCGGGATTGAAGCCTTCAAGGATAGACTGCAAGAACTGCGGTGCATCCTTCGTGGTCATGGCGATCTGCTGTAGCTGCGCCATCATGGCGTTGAACCCCTGCTGGCTCAGGAACCGCTTCGCCGCGGTGGCAACGGGTCCGACCATCTCAATGTCAACGGGACTCTTGGCGTAGCGCATGACAGACTGGGGCGGCGCGGGGAGCCGCCCAGCCTTTGCCAGTGTGTGTACAATCTTGTCCAGCTTCGGGATGAGCATCTGAGAAGAGGATCGGGTCACAATCGGGATGAGCCCGGATGCCTTCTCCCCTGCAACCTGAGACGCCTGGAACGCCGTCGTGGTCCCCGGGAGCTCCTGCATCATCGAGAAGATGTCTGCGCGGAACCGCGTTGCGAGTTGCTTCCGTAGGTCGTTCACCTGCTCCACGCCGATCTGGAAGTTGGTCGGGAACTGGAACGCCTGCACCTTATCGTTCGGCCCATGGAGCACTGTCTGCCCGAGAGGGAAGAAGTTGACGTTGCCTTTGACGCCCTCGGTGATGAGTAGCGGGGGCTCAATAGAAAGCTGTACGAACTTCAACAGGCTTCTCGCCGTGTCGTTCTCCATCATCACCGAATAGATAGCGTCCGTCGCCGGGCAGAAGGAATAGAGGTTCGGCCCGCCCTTGCGCCATATCCACGTGTCCATTGGCTGGTCAAGGTCGTCGTATCCGCTCTCCTGAAGGATGAACCGCTCGACCTCCAACACCCACACGCTCGCCCACTTCTTGTCTGTTGCCGCCGGGCTCTTCACGTCCCGCTCAGCCCTCAGGTATATGGCATGGATACACATGAACTCCCGGAACGGATTCTCGGCGATCTTCTTCTTTGTCTCAGGAGGCAGATCGACGCCCGGGAACTCCGTGAGCACCTGCCGTCCGGTAAGAGTGAACTTCTCGTGCCACAGGATCGGCTGTCCCTGAAGGTTGAACGCCATGAAGATGTTCCGCGGGTGGAAGGACCGGAACTCCATCCTGTTCTTCTCGTGGTTCCAGTCCGCCCCGGCCATCGTGGCTACCCCGTGGCTCACTGCGTCCTGCACGCACTCGTTGTACTCTTCGTAGAAGTTGCTACGCGCGAGCTCGTAGTTCCTCGCCTCCTGCATCTCGTCCATCCACTTCGATGCACGAGTGTCAGCGCGTCAGACCACTTTATGATCGGACTCGCCGTCTGTGCCTGAAAGTTGTCGCTGAACTTCTGGATGGCATCGGCTGCCGCGTCGTCGTAGATGCTGCTCCCGCCCTCGTCGTTGGGAGAATCCCCACGGATGTACCCCACGTTGTAGTGGCTCCGCCGGGAGGTGACGAACTGGTCTATGTCGTCCCAAACATTGTCCTGGGAGAAGCGGGCGCGTTCCAACCTCTTCTGCCGCTTCACCAGGTCTTCGGCGGTCGGGTTCCCATGCTGCACGATCCCCGTGGTAGAGGCAGTCTCCCCCGAGTGGCCGCTTGAGATGAGACGCGAAACGCCGATTGTGGTTTCCGGCACGGCCTACACCCCGAGCTTGTTCGCTATGGCCCGCTTCATCTGGATGTACGTCTTGTTGTCGGCGTACTTGGTGGCGTCCAGCTTGTTGATCTCCGTCCACGCATCGGACCACTTCTCGTTCTCGGCGAGGTGGGCAATGTTGGCAAGCTGAGGATCGTCCTGCCCTGCGGTTTGATCGGCGGCAGTCTTGTCAGCCTTCGGGCCGCCCATCGTCGTGGAAAGCCCCGGGAACACCCACCGCCGTTCCGAGTCAGACCACTCCGCGGTGATCCCCGTCACCTTCTCCTTGCGGAGTACGGCGTCAGGCTTTACGGGAGACCGCTTTTTCTTTGCGGGCTGCTGGTCGCTTGACGCCCCCGCGTCCGGCATCGTCCCCTGCGAGTCGCTTGACTGCCCCGCTCCCGTCCCGCCCATCAGTGCGCTCAGATCGCTCATGCTTCCACTCCTCGAATGCTGTCTTTGCCTCGTCGAACTTCTTCCACTGGTCAACGAGTGCTTCCAGCAGCTCCCCGACCATGCGCGGGACGGTCTGTGTCTTCACCCGGCCATCGACCTGGTACTCCACCACCGTCCCGCCCTCCCGGTTGTCCTCTCGGAAAACGACCACCCGCAGGTCCAGCATCACTTGCCGCCTTTCTTCTTGGCAAGACCCTTCAGCTCTTCGATGTCGTCCTTGAACGCTCGTAGAGCCCGGGCCATCACTGACGACACGCGCACGCTGTTCTTGCGATCGATCATCGTCCCCTCGCCCCGTAGTATGACCAACCCGCCGTCGCGGTCAGCCTCGATCAACACGTCTTCTGTCTTCACCGTTGCGTCCTCCTATTGGTAGCTCAGAATGTCCAACCCCTCCGCAATGCGGGCATACATAGGGACCGTCTCCCTTGATGGTGTACGTCAATTTGCAGCGGTCACAGCGAACAGTCATTCCACTTTCCCCGTGTCTTTCTCAACACGAAAAGCGATGTTGTCATAAATAGCCTCCGTCTTTCCATCCTTCTGGTTGGTCACCTTCAAGGTCATCCCGAACATGTCCCGCGTCCACTCCTCGACCATGAGCCGTTGCGTCTCCTCGTCTGGGCCGGGAGCAACACGGGCCGTGAAGATACGGACCTCCTTCCCGTCCCGCAGCCACTCACGAACGCGCCACACCATCTCGTCGATGGGCTCACCGATCACGTACCAGCCACGAAAGACCGCCAGCGTCCCGTCAAGGTCAACTAGAATGTGCATGTCAAACCTCCTTGAAAATTGGCCGCCTGCTGTTTCAAAGGGCCGTTCACCCGCCTGTCGTACCGTCTCGGCACGCAC